GCTCACCGACGCGGAGGACGAGACGGTTTACCTCAAGGCTTGGCCTGTGGGGACGGACTACATCATCGATTGTAGCGAGACGGACGCTGTCGAGTTCACGGGTGCCTAGTCATAGGGCATCTGTTTGATCAGAGGGCTACATCCCCGACAGGTTCTCCCGGACACTCTGTCGGGGATGTCAGTCCGGTTTATAAGGAGTCTGCATGGAAGACGTCAGGATGTTCATCGAGGAGAGCCTGTCGAGGGTCTTGGTCGAAGTGCTTGTCGAGGGCAAGAGTCCGACGCAGTGGTGGGATAAGCTGAAGGCTGCCGACCGCAAGAAGGTTGTCGATATTCTTGGGCTGGGCAAGGGGAAGGAGAAAAGCTCCTTCTCAAAGCTCGATGACGATGAGCAGTCCGAGATCACGGCGTATTTCCGTAAGTACAAGGGTGTTGTCGAGGATCTGGGCGACGACGATCCTGCTGCCTAACTGGAGGATAGGATGGAATTCTACAAGAAGAACCCCGAGATTCCGGGAACGATTTTTGTGCAGGGCGAGGCGATTGACGACGAGAAGGTCGTATGCGGCGAGAAGTTCAAGCCGTTTGCAGACCCGAAGACATTCCCTGGGAGACCGCCCAAGCTTGTGAAGGTTGAGGGCAAGGAACTCAACAGGGGGCAGATCGACGACGTCCAGGAGCAGGCAAAGAAGCAGGCAAACGAGCCACCGAAGCACCTGGGCGTGATCAAGTCTGCTCAGTTCGTGGTCAACAAGGACACCGGTGAAGCGAAGCTCAAGGCGGAGCCAAAGCTTCCTTCAGAGGCGAAGCCGAAAAAGGTCACTGAGCCGGAGCCCAAGGAAGAGGTTGAGCTTGACGAAGAGGCCGAGACCAAGGAAGAGGTCGAGCCTGTCATCGAGGAGCAGAAGGGCAAGGGCAGCAGGAAGATCTCGGAGATGTATTCCACGGAGGACATCGTCGAGGTGTTTCCTGGGATCACCGACAAGAACGCCGATCAGTTTTCGAAGAAGTTTTCGACGCTGATGGATGTGGTTCACGCGAGCAATGTCGATCTCAAGAAGATCGGTGTCCCCTCGAATTACTTCCGCAGGCTGCGCGACAAGGCTGTGGAGATCATAGAGTCAGATGACGAATAATCCAATGAAGGCCACCATCGGTGACCTTGGTCGCAATGTAGACGTCTTGCGCGAGCTTCGGAACAGTCTCGTTACCGAGCGGCGTATTCACGAGCGAGCCGAGGTTGATTCTGAGCGCTGGGGTACGTTTTCCCAGATAGCTGAATCCATTGCCTGTGCATGTAACGAACGGGATCTTGAGGCTCTGGCATCCTCTGTGCGCGACATGAAGAACAAGTTGCGACGACCAAGCGTGCGTCGTGATCTTGAGCGTCTTGAGAGCAAGGACAAGGATGCTGACAAGGCCAAGAACCCGACCGGCGAATGCAAGTGTGCCGATTGTGGAGCTGTTGTCGACGGTTCGAAAGAGCCATGTGTTGACGGTGCTCTTTGCACAAAGTGTGCATTGAAGAAAAAGGTCATCTCCAAGAAGGAGCAGGACGCGAAGAAGGCAAAGAAGGTCGGACCTCCTGTTTCTGGTCAGGATCAGATGCCTGGTGATGATGGAGGTGGTGGTGCTGAGACGTCTGACGAGCAACCGAGGGAGTCCATATCGCTTCGGTCTCGCGGATACCTCCGGGAGAGGTAAATGGATCTTCAAAGCTTCAAGCAGTGGGCTCGACGGTCTCTTGGCCAGGGTGAGTGTGGTGTCCGCGTTGAGCTAGATGATCGTCAGCTTGACCAGGCGCTGGATGATGCGAAAGAGTGGTTCAACGCATACATCGGGTTGTATCGAGAGGCCAATCTCTCTCTGATAGCTGATCAGGTAGAGTATGATTTGTCGGCGGTTACCCCGAGGGTCGACACGGTGACCAAGGTTTGGTTCCCGTCTCATTCATTCCAGATTGATTACGCGATGCTGTATCCGGGATTCCTTGACATCCAGGGGATTCCGTATGGCGATGCATTCATGACTGGTGTTGGGTATCCCCAGACGACGATTGTCCAGTCGTTGCAGACACAGGAGTCTATTGCGCGTGTGTTGTCTGCTGACATGGACTGGGAGATCGTTGTTGATAAGACGCAGACCCCTGCCGTGTGCAAGCTTCGTGTTATGCCCGCGCCGACTCAGAGTGGGACAGCTGTTTATTTCTACCGTGTTGATCCTCGCGACATAAAACTCAGCTACTACAAGCAGCGGGACATGTTCTTGATCCGGGAGTATGCGCTGGCGAAGGCTAAGTACATGCTGGGTCGTATACGCGGTAAATACACTGGAGGACTTCCGGCTGCCGGTGGGGATAGATCGCTTGATGGTGAGTCGCTGATTTCGGAGTCCCGTGATGACATCATGCGGCTAGAAGAGAAGATCATGAGCTACGACGGGCCAGTGATGCCTGTCGTGGGATGACATTCGGTGGGTTCATGAGAGACAACGAAGACATGACAAAGGCCGATAGCATTCGAGAGTGGCAGCTGTGGATGCATCCGTATCCAACATTGATCAAGACAAGAGGAAGACGTATTCAGCCGGGGTTGCGTCCCGATGTTCGGGAGCTTGATGACACTGAGCTTGTCATGCTTTCCGACTTGTTCGAGGGGCGCAGGAGGAGGACTCCGCCTCAGCTGAAGAGGTGCGTTCGGGCTGTGGCCAAGAAGCACGGTGGAGACGTCAGCAAGGCGTTTGCTATCTGTACTGCTCAGTTGCAGAAGGGTGGCTACCTAAAGGTTGGGACACAGGAGCCAACGAAGATGGGCAAGACAGCCGGTCGCTCGAAGGCGGCTGATAAAGATCACAAGGACAAGGTCAGCGAATACGAGCAGCTGTTGGCGCTGGCTCGCAAAGGAGATTGAAGATGGACGTCAGGCAAATCAACAGTGGGCTCTCTTCGTTGATCGGTTCTCTCACAGAGGGTCGTGAAAAGTTCATAATCGTCAAGGACGGCAGCCGGGGAACCAAGTTCTGGAACGGTTCTGGGTGGTCTTCTGAGTATCCGGATGCGTTGCAGTACGATGGCATCCGGGCAGCGAAGAAGGAGATCAAGAGTCGCAAGATTTCCGGGGCCGAGGCGATCACGATCGACGAGTATGACTCAGGGGAGTGGTAGACATGAGGCTTTCAGCGATCAATGGGTATCTTGGGCAGCTGGTCGAGGACGTGCTCGTCGAGAGCGCAGTCGCTGTTGGCCAGACGGTTGAGACTCCATCCCTGCGAATTCATCGGTATGCATCGGCGCTCAAGGTGACGGATCTCACGAACGCCGGGAAGCGCGGGAAAACCGTTGACGAGTTTGCCCTCTACAACCTGGACTACGTGAAGAACCAAGACGTCCAAAAGTTGGTTGAGAAGTTCTCGGCCCAGCTCAGGACGGTCAAGAATTACCGGTCTGCGCTTGTGATGGCCAAGGGGCTTGTGGCGGCTGCCGAGCGGATGGTTGGTTCCAGCTTCGGCATCCCTGGGATCGAGACCCACCAGTACAAGGGTGTCCGGGTTCGTCCGGCTGGGATGAAGGAGATCAAGATCGACACTCCGTATCTCACCGGATATGCGGATGGCCAGCGCTTCTCTGTCCAGGACAAGAAGGACAGGGGGAACGAGCCGACCATCATGCACAAGGGAAACCGTAGTGCGAGCCAGTTCTACAAGTGGCTGGCGAAGAACGAGAAGAAGATCAACGCGATGGACTTCAGGGATCTCCAAATGGCGCTTCAGAAGGCGAAGATCAATTTCCATTACTTCTGCGCGATGGACTAGGAGGACGTCATGGGGATCATTGTTGAACGGCAGAAGGCAGTGGGATTTCCCGGGTGGCATGACGAGGGGCCGCCGACTCGGCTTGGTGCTTTCAAGCTCAGCACGAATGCTCTGAAGCACTTCAAGGAGATGGGGATCGAGAACCCGGAAGACTCAATGTTCCCCTCGATGCGGAAAGTCGTGCACGATATTCCCAGGTCCGATCTGCCGAAGATCTGGGGAGCGGATAATATGGCCGATGCTCAAGACGTCATTGCCAGGAACCCGAAGCTGGCGTTCCGGGAGTGGATGAAGAACATCGGCAAGGTGTCTCCGAAGCTGGCGAGGGGGATTCGCAAGTATCCCGATCAGGTTCCAGTTTGGTTCTACATGACCGTCGTTGCTGTCTCTGGGCGCGACATGGCGGACATTATTCTGAAGCAGTACCTGTCTGCGAAGCCGTCTCAGGCGTGGAGAGGGAAGATGAAGAAGGAGGATGCCATGGAGAGCAATCTCAGGGACAGGTCGTATTTGACCGAAGGTCAGATGAAGCTTCGCAGGGTGAAGCGTTCGCTCGACACGATTGGGCAATCGCTGAAAGATGCGGAGAGCGCATACAAGAAGCTCTCTTCTGACGAGCAGCGGTTTGCTCCTCAAAAGGACAACCTCAAGGCCGATCTGGGTCGGATCTTGACGGCGGCCAAGGTGGCGATGCGTTCTCTCGGCGAGGACGTCTGAAGGGAGCGTGTCATGGGAAGCGGTCTCCGGAGAAGGTCGTACCTGTTCGAAGAGGCAATGGACTTCCGCAAGGCAAAGTCTGAGCTTGATAGGATTGGCCAAGATCTGAAGGATGCCAAGGTTCAGCTTGACAAGTTGTCCAGGGGAGATGCTGGCAAGAGCACTGACGAATTCGTGGATGCGATAAAGCGGATTTGGGCTGCGGCTTTGTATGCGGCGCGTGCTGTTGGCACAAGGATCAGGTAGGCATGGTTCACTGGTGGTATGAGGATGAGAATGATCTTGATGCAGACGGAATGGATGCTGCTACCAGGCGTCGTCTCAAGGTAGGGAAGACGATCCCGAAAGGGAGAAAGCGTCCACGTTCTCCTCTGCGAAACCGAGCCCCCTATTCCCTGATGAATATCCAGCACGACAAGGGTCACGCCGAGTCACTCTCTGGTGTTGTTGATTGGCTTGCCGAGGCTGTCCGCTTTGCGACCCCTGGCAAGGAGAAGCGTGGCAAGCATGATCCCGTTGCCTATGTGCTGAGGACGTTCTTTCATTCGACCCCTGAGTTCGAGGCGTCGATGGAAGAGAAGGTTGCGCGCCGGAATGGCTGGACCGTGCGAGGTGCTTGGCCGACGACTGGCAAGCACATCTTCGACTGGGAGTTTGAGGTTTGGGGTGAGCGCAATGGCGGAGTGGTCGTGAAGTTCACCATGTGGGGCCAGAAGGGGATGATCGATGGTCACACGTTCACAACGACGGTTGCCACTGTGGGAAAGCTGGCTCCGAAGTTCGTGAGAAAGTATTTTATTCCCATGAAGGCTGAGGCCAAGGAGCAAGCAAAATGACTCTGAGAAGACGCGGGTATCTTTCGGAGGGTGGAGCGCGGAAGAGATTCCGGGATTACAACTGGAGAGAAGTTGCGAAGTTCATTCCCAGGGCGAAGCTTGTGGAGAAGTTGCGCGACGAGGTCATGATCTTTGTCCCGGTCGGCAACAGTCGATATATCATTTCTGAAAATGGTGGTGAGCTGAATATCAGCAAGGTTGTTCCCATTGGTGAGTCAGTTCCCTATTGGTCAAATGCGCATCCTGGCGGTGCAGTTGGTCCAGAGACGCTGGCGTACAGGATTGATGCGGCCATAAAGGGAAACAGGATTGATTACGATCTGGACCTTGACAATCCGTCTTTTGACTGAGGCCAAGGAGTAAACAAGATGACCTTGAGACGTCGTAGTTACTTGATTGAGTCTGGTTTAGACGATGATCTGTTTGATGGGATGTCCAAGTCTCAGCTTTCTCGAATCATTTTGAAACGGGCGGCAAAGCAGACAAAGGTACGCAGTGTCAAGTCGTGGCTTCTCGGTGATGAGCAGGGGAAGTGGGACAAGAGAGCGAGAGAGCTGATTCGCAGGATGGAAACTCCTGAGATGAGGAAGAAGATAGAGCAGCAGGGTTTGACTGGTGACCAGGTGATAGAGCAGATGGCGGTGTACCTTGCTTTGATGGCTCTGGAGGCTTCAAAGAAAAAATCTCGGTAGCCGGAGGGAGCAAGCAAAATGACTCTGAGACGTCGTAGTTATTTGGCCGAGGGCAGGGAACTCAACGCGAAGAACGTGATGGCTGTGCTCAAGAAGTCTGGCATCAGGGCGAAGGTCTATGGTGACGGTTCTGACGTTCGGATCGAGTTCTCTGATGAGAAGGAGATGGAGAAAGCCAGGAAGCGTCTTGGTTCTGGTTGGGGTGGTCACCATGACCGGAAGCGTGGGGTGTGGGTTTGGCGGTATTCTCCATCTGACTCGTTCGACTACAATACTCCGTACTATGCCGGTCATAGGTAGGGGAGGGGTCATTGTTCAGTCTCACGGAAAAGGTTGCGCTGCTTGAGTTTGTCGTTGATGAGATGTCGGATGGTGCTGATCTGCTTGACGAGGCATCGAAGCTGACCCCCTATCAGAAGGCGCAGCGGAACAGACGTCAGACGGTGGCGACGCACACTCCTCGTCCGTCAAAGCAGAGCACGTTTTACAAGCATGCGGTGCGTGCCATTTTCGGGAAGCTCCGAAAGGGTGGCGAGAGTTTCACTGGGGCGGCCAAGGGTGGTCAGCGGATTGCTCAGTGGATGTTGAAGAAGCACGGGTATGCATCTGGCCAGGAGGGTGGGAATTTCTCACTGACTGCCAAGGGTCACAAGCGAAACAAGAAGCACACGAGTGAGCCCAAGTCTGTTCTGAAGAAGAAGGCGAGGGCATACGATTACATAATGGGAATCCAGCGGCGTCAGCAGAAACGCCAACAGCAGGTACAACGAAAGGCGGCGAGCGCCGGATAGGGAGGACTCGGATGAAGACTGACAAACTTGGCACCAAGTGGAACTGGCAGGTTTTCGAGCGCGGAAACGATGTCGTGTATGGATACCATGATGCCCACAGGGCATACCGGATCGCCAAGGATGATGACGGAAAGCACTGGCGTGCTGACGTCCTTGGTATGCTTGGTCACATCTGGGAAGCGCTGACTTCCAAGAAGTACATATCTCCTAAGCAGGCTGCCAAGGAGATTGTCAGTTTTCACGCGAAGTGGGAGCGGGATCAGCGAGGTCGCCGCATGGCCAAGGATCTGAACAAGATGGGCGGCGGTCGGTATGGCTACGGCGAAGACGTCGAGCTGGATGAGGCGAGTGTCGGCATGATTCAGGGGATTCCTATATCCACGGTATCGATTGGGCCTGCGACGACCAATGCGGAAATAGTCAGGGCGATCAAGGGGAGACTCAAGAAGAGGAACGCAGTTCGTCTTGGTCGATGGATCATGACTCCTCGTGGTGATGTTTTCAAGCTTCCGGAGAAGTACCGTGGGGGTGGCTTGCCTCCGAATCCGGAGGAGTTTGATGTTGCCATCTACGGGGTGGAGGCTTTTTTGAAAGCCTGGCAGAAGGATTGGAGCAATGAAGACGTCGAGCTGGACGAGGGCAAAGAGAAATTTGACCCTTCCCTCAAGGGAAAGAAAGTCGTTGCCAATGGTTTCCGGCTGAAAGCCAAGAAGGGTGAGAAATACACGCTGACTGGCAAGATGCGTTTTGTGCAGGCTGGTCGGGGTTATGAATATGAGATGAAAGGTCGCAGTGGTGAGCCCATCTGGTTGGATGGTGCTGGCTTTGAGCTTGTTGAGTCGATTGCTGGTGATGTGCGCGAGATGCGCGACGAGCTTATCGGGGAGGCCCGTGGTCGTCGAATGGGAGTGCCGCCCGATGACGACGAGGTTCCTCCGCGTCTGAGAGGGCTCCGTGCTCGCAAGAAGGGGACCGGGCCGAGGGGCAAGGCTGGAGCGTGCATTGGTCTCAAGAGCGAGGACAAGATCCGAGACTCCAAGGTGACGAGTGTCCAGGGGCAGATTGTTGCTGCTCTGAAGTGGGGTTTTGACTTTATGCCCAGCAAGTCGAACAAACACTGGTTGTACTTCCACTACAAGGGGAAGGGCGGCCAGAACGAGGCGTTGGATCGCGCAGAGGATCTCCTGGGTAAGGTCGATGTGGAGACGTCTGGTGTGGCTGCGATTGGCGCGTCTGGGAAGAAGGGCAACGTCGAGCTTGAGGTGGATGTCAGTAAGCTGAAGCTCAAGGGGTGATCGGATGACGAATCTCAGGGAGACGGTGTCATTTCTCGGCGAGGCGGTTGAGTCCCTCGCTGAGATGGACGATTTCAAGGCTCAGTATGCGAAGTCGCAGCATGCCAAGCTGAGCAGGGGCAAGGAAATCGACGCCAAGCGGTCGAGCAGTTTGGCTGCTGGGCGTTTGGCGAAGGTGTTTCAGAACTCCGGATGGAAGGCTGATCCACTATCGACCGATGGCTGGGGGATAACCCCTGTGTCGCTGGACATTGATGGGGTGAGGATTCCTGTATCCATCGGTGTTCAGGAGTTGCCGAAGCAGTCCAGTTTTCATCTTCAATTTCAGCAGCCGATGTCCGGGTTGATGTCTGACAAGCGAGACGGTCGCTGGCGTGAGCTTTCGAAGCGCATGATGAAGGCTCTGGAGTACGCTGCCAGTGCCAAGAAGCTGAAGGAGTTCGGAAAGGTCAACGTCGAGTTGCTCAAGGGGGCATGGCCGCAGGTTTGGGTCTACCCGTCATCCGAAGAGGACTTCCAGCACCTGCTCCCTGTGTTTCCGATGTTTGTCAGTCGTGCTGCCAATGCAGTTGCCAGAACCTTTGCGAACAGCAGCGAGCTGTTCATCGATGGCGAGGGCGACTGATGGGGAAGCTGTTCTGCGATGCTGATCGGTGTTTGTTTGACTCTGTGGCTCAGGAAGTGAACGAGCTTGCTGGGACCACAGGGTACATCTTTCAGCTTGAGCAGGACGAGAGTGTTCGAGATCCGTTGTACGACGAGCCGAGTGACATGGCGTACAAGCGGAACAGTGAGGGTGTCGAGGGCATCGAGTGTCCGATGCTCGTGAAAGATCCCGAGCGGTCACCGACGTCTGGAGAGGAGGGCTTCCGTCTTCAGAAAAACACTCGGGTCTATGTCGCAGTGAAGGACTTGACCAACCGAGATCTCAGGCGACCGAGGGTTGGGGACATCTTCAAGATCTGGAATCAGTATTACGATGTGACGGATTCGAGTGTGGGTGATGCCTACGTGAGTGATTCCGGCGAGATTCCAGTGGTGTACGAGGTCAATGTGGTGCGCAGAACGCAGTCTCCGCCAGAGGGGTTGTGGCTGAGGAATCAATGAGTTTACGCGGTAAAGCGGGGAACCTACTGGAGGAAATCTTCGGCGAGCGCAAGGATACTACGCCGAGGGGTCGCCAGGATGGCCCACGTCGCCCTGAGCGCTCAAAGAAGCCGGTGGGCAGTGGATACCCTGGGTCAGATGGACAGATGACTGGCAGGGGCCTGAGCGGCGAGAAGAAGCCCAAGGAGATTCCCGGTGCTGACAAGCCGCTGGCAAAGAAGGATGTCATCACGGAGTTCGACAGCATGGACGACTGGATGCTGTCGATGCTCCTGGTCGCTGTTATGCATGCCAATCCCGGGATGGACCAGGACGAGGCGTTGATCGAGGGGAAGAGGTGGGCAAAGGAGCTTTACCTCCCCAGGACAAATTACCTTTGGAGGAAACAGCTCGCCAGGATTGCGAGGCATGGCATTCGTGCTGAGGCGTCCAAGATTCGTCGCGAGATGTTCAAGATGATTTAGGAGGATTCGATGGGTCTCACGAGGAGTAAGGAATTTTTGAAAGATGCCGTTGAAGGTCTTCTCGGCGAGGAGATGTTCTCCATCACTGGTGGTGGTCTGGTTCCTTTGCAGAACAAGATCCTGATCCAGCCGAACGTCCAGTACCACATGGGAGCGTCGTCGAGCCCCAGCAAGATCTTCGTGACCAAGGTGACAGGGGACGCGATCTATTATCTCAACTACCCGTACTACAAGCAGCAAGAGCGCAGGATGCAGTTGAGCATTGCGCAGGACATGATTTCGAGGGGCGTGAGCACGTTTCTCAAAAGCGGGTATGTCAAGTATCCGTGGGGAAAGAAGCTTGCCAAGAGATACAACAGCCTGATGGCTGGCAAGAAGGTCAAGCCTGAGAAGCTGTCTGACTTTGACAGGATCAGGGTCTTTGTTTCTCCCGGTGAGGGGTACGAGAAACAGGATCTCTGGCGTGATGCTGAGCAGTATGGAAGCGTTGCCAGACGTCGTATTGACGGGAAAACGGACGGGTTCCACTGGGCCAAGGACGATTACTCGATGCTCTATGTCATCGAGACGATCAAGAAAGATCTCGCCGCGATCAAGAAGGACAAGCGGTTCAAGATCGAGAAGGTCGAAGCGGAGTAGAATGATCAACCAGAAGACAGTCGAGGATGCCAGGGTCGCAGGTTTCGTTTTTATTTGTGCTATGTGCAGACGTCTTCATCGGGGCAGGGATGCTGGGATGACGAACGAGCACGGGGAGTTCCGGTGTACGTCCCAGGAGTGCAAGAGCCCTCTGGGTGGAGGGATGTTTGAGGATTACGATGGTCCGCTGGACAGGTACTTGCATCAGTATTGCTTTGTCTGCGGGAAGCCATTTCCTGAGCATGTCCTGGGGGCGAAGGATTCTTCATCCGGTCGCATTGGCTGTTGCGCGAGGTGCCTGGAAGCTGTCCAGGCCAAGGCGGTTGACAGATCTACTGGTGGGAGGCGGATCATCTGGACAACAGAGAAGCGCGTCACTCCTGAGAGATACGAGGTGATTGGATGACGACATACGTTACCCGGCAGGTTCAGTTACAGGTCTCCGAGAGGTCGAACGGAGAAGACCTTGTGATGAAGCGGGGCGATCGTTCTGTGAAGTTCGAGGCGTTGGCTGCTCTGAACGAGGCGCGGTTCGAGAAGTTTGTGCTCTCTGTTCCGACGACTGATCAGGATCTGATGGACGGAGCGTCTATCGCCACCGGGCGGATTCTCTACATTGAGACCGACAAAGAGATCACGGTGAAGCTGGCTGATACCGGTGACACGGGGTTCACTGTCAAGCCGGTGCCAGCGACTGTTTCCACGTCAGAGACCAGGGGAACGCTGTACCTCGAAGGATCATTCACGCACGTCTATGTTTCTGTGGCAGGGGCTAGCGGTTCTGCCAATGTTCTTGTCGGCATTGTTGGTGCCTAGTGATCAAGGTCAAGATAACCGGTGACTGGAAGAAGCTGAACGGTCTCCTTCGGAACTACAAGGATCGGTTGGGCTACGTCAGTCAGCGGATTGCTTTTGATACTGCCAAGGCTCTTCTGGACAAGGTCAAAGAGCTGTCTCCGGATACTCCAGAGTTCAAGGATTACATCGAGTCGCTTGAGGTTGTCGAGGTTGCCCGTGGGAAGAAGGACTCGTTCGCTGTGGTGTCCAGCAGGGACAAGGTTGAGCTGAAGGATCTGGAGGGGTCGGAGGCATCATCGAAGACTGTCGTGTATATCAGGCCGACTGCTACGGACGAGGAAGCGCAGGCGGTGATGATGCTCTCGTCGGTTAATCCTTGGCCGCTGGATTTGGTTCCACATGGCATCGTGAGGAAGCAGGCGACTCTGATCCATCGAGTGGTGACAGAGGGCGAGATGGAGGTTGTCCGGAAGATGGCGACCGAGTTTATCGCCAACAATGGTCCTGAGATGAGGAGACACGGGATCTACTGGGGAGACGTCGAGGATCAGCGGCGGGCTGCCGGTTCGATGAAGTCTTTGCCTGATTACATGTGGTTTGCCTTGCGCGCTGAGTTTGGGGTGAACGCCGAGCCACATCCGCATTGGAGACCTGCGGTATCTTGGCTGATCAGCAACCTGCTCACTATAATTGAGGGGGATGATGTTATCCGGGAGGTACTCACCAACGAGCTTTCTCGCGAGCATACGATGAACAAGGACTTTGGGCTGAAGAGGATGAGGGGCACAACATTCGAGAAGCAGGCTGGTAAATTCCAGAGCAAGGTGCTTGGCGGATGAGCAGAATCAGGAACGAGCGCATAGGAGACATATTCCTCCGGAATTATGACCGTGGGATGCTCACGTCTTTGGGGGCGACTCTGATTGGCAACCAGTATTTCCTCCCTCTTGGGCTGGTGCCAGGAGTTCAGCCCCCGCTTTATACCGAGTTCGCCGAAGAAGACGTCACTGTCGGCGACCCGATGCCCGGGATTCCTGTGATCTTCACGAACGCTGGTGATGCTGTCGAGCGGTATGTGATTCCGTGTATTCGCATTCGGAGGGAGGACCCTTCGCCTGCACTTGAGCGCTGGGGGAGTCTCCAGGATAAGTACAGGGCTCCGGCTCCCGGTGAGGAGGAGATCACGGTTGAGTATAGGGGTCAGGAGATTTCCGGATACAGCAAATATGAGATGCAGCCAGCTGCCTGGCCGTATGACATCCCGTACACGTTGACCGTGGAGGCCAACGGCGAGCGGGCGAGGACCCATGCCCAGATCATGCTTCGTCATTGCATGGGGGTGTTCGGTCCTTACGGCATCGTGACTGTCTATGACGAGAACGGTGTTGAGCGGAAATACAACGTCTACGGTGAGGGGCCGAGTGATTTGAGTGTGGTTGCTGACATCCGAGACAGGACGATCATCTATGCGCTCTCGTTGAGAGTTGCTGGAGAGCTTGACGTTCAAGCTGAGACTGAGCACCAGGCGGTGACGTCTCAGCCGACCGTCAATACTCATTTGAAAGAGTAGGAGATGGGCATGGAAAGGCGAAAGTACAGAAACAGGTTGAGGCAGCCGGTTCCGTTGGATCTGCCGACCAAGAGTATTTCCGTTCCTGCCAAGGGCTACTTCGTGCTCGAAGAGTGCGACTGGGTATCCCCGTTGTTGGCCAAGCGGATCAGCGAGGGGATTATTGAGTTGGTCGAGACTGTGTGCATCGTCGAGGCCAAGGAGCCAGTGGAGGAAAGGGCTCCAGAGGTGCCGAAGGTGGAACCTGTGGAGACTCCGGAGCCAAAGGCTGACGGTGGTGGCGATGGTGCAACAGAAGCGGCTGAGATGCAGCCGTCAGGCACCGATGGCATCGATAACAAAGAACAAATTGACGATTCGTTGACATCCTCGAAGGAAGTGGTGGAATTGGACTCTGAAGAGACCACAGACTCCGGGGATGGTATCGGCGAGACCGAGGACTCGGAGAGCAAGGCCAAGGTCAAACGAAGTCGTCGAAAGAAAAAGGCATCTCGGGAGTAAGAGACCCGGAGCTACAACATGACGGGAGGACAAGAAGATGGGTGAATATCTGAGTCCTGGGCTTTTCCTGATTGAGAGGTCCGCGAGTGCCGGGTCTGTCGCAGGCGTATCCACCTCCACCTACGCGACAGCCGGGTGGTTAAGGAAGGGTCCTGAGAACCAACCACAACTGATCACGAGCTTTGACAAGTTCGTCGAGACGTTTGGGACGTACTGGCGCAACAGCTACATTCCGTTTGTGATGGCGAATTTCTTCCAAAACGAAGGGGCCAGAGCATACGTGGTGCGCGTTGTGCCGAGTGACGCAGTGAAGGCGACAAACGCCTCGTGCTTTGCTGACGCAGCGTCTGCTGCCACGTTCACGGGTCGAGAGCTTCCGGCAACCACGGATCTCTCCACCAATATGAACATCGGTGTGAAAATTGACGGTGCGGCGGCTGTGGACATCGACTGTTCTGGTGCGTCGGCTGCGGCGACGACACCTGCGGAGATCGTTTCGGCGATCACAGGGCAGGCGGGGATCACTTGCACGCTGGGTGATAACGATCGTCCGATCATCGTCTCGGATACCACTGGCGCGACGTCTTCTTTGGAGTTCGTCGAAGCCAGTGCGAACGACGCGACGGCAGCCATTCTCGGACTCGATGTTTCGGGCAGCACGACCTATCTCTACAGCGGAGAAGCAGCGTCGAGCTGGACCGGGACGGCGGCTTGGAAGGGCGCTTATTACAACCAGGTGCGCATGGTGCTCACGGGCAACGATGACTACCAGGACGGCAACGGTGGGTTCACCCGTTACGATGTGTCGATCCAGGAGGAGTCCTCGGTTGGCGCGGCTGACTGGTCAGTGCTCGAAGAGTACGAGGGGGTCGTTCTCGACGATGACACCGATGAGAACTTCATCGAGGACGTCATCAACGACGAGACGAACTTCTTCACCATCGCAGCCGGGGCGACCTACAACGCGCCGAGTTCTCTGCGCGCGAAGCGTCATTTGGCCGAGTGGGTCGGAGAGGGCGATGCAGCCGAGACCTCTTTCTCTGGCACGTTGCTGAGGACCACGGTGTACGAGGGCTCATTGTCCATCGTTGCCGGTTCGATCACGGCGGCCGATCAGGGAGACGGGACACTGACAGGGACCGGGATCACATCCGGAACCATCAACTACACCACAGGCGCGTGGACGCTGGTGTTCTCGGCGGCTCCTGCCGATGGTGAGCAGATCCTGGCGACTTACTACGAGGAACCGGACGCCACCTCCGCTTCTTGCCAGCTGGCGAGCGGCACGGACGGAACGACAGCGTTGACTCGTGGAGACGTCACTGACCCGGCATTGGAGGCCAGCAAAGTCGGTCTCTATGCGTTCGACGAGCTGGACGAGATCCTCAATATCTCGATGCCGGACTTCGCGGGCGACGTCACGGTGAGCAGCGACTTGATCTCCTATGCGGAGAACAAGAGGAACAAGTTCGCCATCCTGACCACCCCGATTTCCACGACCCCCACCGATGCGGTGAAGTGGGTTCGGAACACTGCGGCGTACAACACCAGCTATGCTGCGCTGTACTACCCGTGGGTCAAGATCTATGACCCGATCGCCGACGACGGTCGGAACCTGACGATTCCTCCCGATGGCTTTGTCGCTGGTGCGTTTGCCAGGACCGACAGGCGGCGCAACGTGGGCAAGGCTCCTGCCGGGATCAACGATGGCATCATGATCGGGGCGACCGGCATGGAGCGCGTGTTGACCAAGGGCGAGCGCGATGTGCTGTATCCGGCGAGGATCAATCCGCTGATCGAGTCGACTCAGACGGGTCGATGCATCTGGGGATCGAGGACTCTTTCTCGCGATGCCGAGTGGTTGCAGGTCAACGCTCGACGTCTCTTCATGTTCTGCGAGCAGAGCATCTACAACGCATCGTTCTGGACGGTGTTCGAGAACAACGGATCTGGGCTGTGGTCGAAGATGAAAGCCCAGGGGGATGGTTTCTTCTCCAACATTTTCCGCGATGGTTATCTCGCCGGGGACTCACCGTCTGAGGCGTGGTTCATCAAGATTGACGAAGAAAACAATCCGCCTTCGGCTGTCGATGCGGGTCTGCTCACGGCGGACTATTACATCGCGCCGAATAAGCCCGCAGAGTTCGTGAGACTCAGATTTCAACAGAAGGTTAATTCCTGAAATCAATGAGGTTTCACGCTAAAGGAGGGATGTAAAATGGTGGCAAGAACACCGGCTGAAGATTATCTCCAGAGTTTCCGCTTCCGCATTTTCGAGGTGGAAGGGAACGCTGACGTCTTCGCAAACGAGAGTCCTGTTGCGGGTTTCAACAACATCACGACCCCCAACATCACCATCGAGTCTGCGGAGCACAGAACAGGCAACGAGGTCTGGACCAAGAAGCACGCAGGCGTGCCTACGGTCGAGGACTGCACCATGACCAGGGGTATCCTTCTCGGGGATACGACGTTTTACGACTGGGTTATTGCCAAGCTCTTCGGGCGTGCTCCGTATCGGACGGATCTCGAAGTGCGGGTTTACAACCAGTCTGCTCCTGGGACGAACCCCGATGATGCGTATGCACGGCGTATCGTCATGAAGAACTGTTTCCCGACGAGCGTGAAGGTTCTCGGCGACCTCGATGCGACGTCTTCGGATGTCAACGTGCAGGAGATCACCTGTGCGGTCGAGGAGATCGAGCTGGACGCACCCGACAGCGTGTAGCGTATGGCAAGGGGTCTTCTCGGCGATTATCTTCTGACTCATCGATTCCACCTGCTGGATGTGGATTTCTCGTTGAGTGTCCCTCCTTTTGTGATGTGGCCGCAGGCAGGTTTCTCGGCAATCACGATGCCGGAGATGTCGGTGGAGACAGAAGAAATCGTCGAGGGGACCAGTCCGTTCAAGCGGCATGCCATTGGCAAGGCTTCGGTTGGTCCAATTACGCTCTCCCGTGGTTCGACGGTGTTCAATACAGATTTCTGGCGCTGGACGGTTGCCTGTCTCAAGGGAACTCCCAACAAGAGCGACAGCATGTTTGAGTTCGTCAGTGAGCTTGCCAAGTCTGCTGTGTTCGGGAGCTATCCTGTCCCTGGGAAACGTAGGAATCTGATCTTGATTCAGCTCAGTGGTATTTCAGCCGATGGTCTCTCGGATTCTCTGACGAAGGGAGACGTCACGGACAAGATCAAGGCCACAGCGGCGATGCCTGCTGCCGGTGTCCAGGCTGGTATCGATGCGATCAAGAGTGCTACGCAGGGGTATGTGGACTTTGGGATTTCGTCGATTCCCATCAAGGCGTGGATGTTGATTGATGCGATACCGACGAGGTACAAACCGGGTTCTGATTTTGATGCCACGGCAAGCGAGGTATCGATTCAGGAGTTGGAGATCCAGTGTGAGAGGTTCGAGGAGTTCGGGCTCACTCTGTAGGTGAATCATGTCGCTACGAAAGAGAAGCTACCTGGGTGAGATGACCACGTCTGGTTCTGTTCCGGCTGTGGTCAAACCGTTTGCGCTGGTGAAGAAGGCGTTCCCAGCGGTGCTGTCAGGGTTGGACGGTATCCTGGCAAGGCGTAAAAAACGCAAGAAGCGGTTATTGAAGCGCTTTTCCAGGATGGGTCCACCTCTGCCCCCCATACTCTAAAATAAGCCCTGCGCGAAATCTTGTACGCCAGATAGACGTCTGCCATACTCCTATCATCCACACGGGAGGCACATGATGGCAGGTCAGGATGCTCAGGATAAGAAGGTGCGGATCAGCATATGGATGCCGAAGATCCAGCACACGAAGCTCAAGATGGTTGGCGAGCGCGAGGGTCGCTCAGTGACGGACTTGATCAGGCAGCAGGTTGGAGATTTCTTACGTTCGAGATTCCCGGAGCCGACATGGACAGAGGAACATGTTGGTGATCTTCCGGCGAGCAAGGAGGACTAGATGGAGTTCAGGAAGACGCAGGATGACCCGAAGTCGCCGATGATTATCGCACAGGTTCCCCGTGGTGCGTTGATTCAGAAGGGTGGCGACGAGGACGGATTTCATGTGCTCAACGTGGTGACGATGAGGGAGCTGTCCGGTGAGGAAGAGGACATGCTCGCTGACGAGAAACAGGATGTGATGGCGAAGCTTTACGGTGTGGTATCGAGCTGCATTGTGGCGCTGTCGGACGGCAAGGACGTCGTCGTGGATGATTTGCGGAAGATACGGCAACTGTGCAACGCGCATCCGAGCGGTTTTCTCATGAGCGACATGCTGACGCTTTTGTTCCGTTTGCGTGAGGTAACAGTGGGTGACGAGTATCGCCAGGCGGTCACGTGTCCAGCGTGCGAAGATGACGAGGGCAGGAAGTTCTCCTGGACCCACATCGGATCGCTTACTGATCTGGAGGTGGTTCCTGCAAGCGGGAACCTTGAGGAGACATCGCGGGAGTTCACGACGTCTCGTGGGAACATCATCAAGTGGACGATGTTGACTGCCGTGCGTCATATCGAGTCGACGAAGAAGAAGACGAAGAAGGACAAGGCGACCACGACACTGATGCTTCGTGTTGAGTCGATCAACGGGGAGAAGGCAACGCTGGAGATTCTCAAGAAGATGAGTTTTCGGGAGCGCACTGAGATCCGAAAACAGTTCGATGATGAGGGTGGCATTGATACCATGGTTCCTGTGGTGTGCCGTAACTGTGGGCATGAATTCACGGTTGGATTGGAGATAGCGGCGCAGGATTTTTTCTTCCCTTCGGACGGGTAGACGTCCTGGAGAACGAGATCTTCATGCTGATGCAAGAGCTTGGCGTGGGATACGGTGATTTGATTTCGATGCCCTCCAGCCGGAGGCATCGTTTGGCAAAGGACACGGTGAAATGGCTGGAGAGAAAGTGGAAATGAGTTTTGATCAAAGGCTTGTGCGCTGGTTTCTGCCGGTCGTGAGGCACTGCTGTTCTGGGTCAATATGAGGCTCTTGGTCTATATCGTGGTGGGGTTTTCCATCACGAACACCCTCGTCTTTCTGCATATTTTTTCTTGGTTTCGTCGGTTGGTTTCAGGGATGTCTGATTCCAGCTTTCTCCAACAATCACGGACATTATCACTGCGTGGATTCCGGGCTGCATGGTTGGGACGCCTGGTGCGCTGTCATGCGTGCATGGGTTTCTGGGTAGGCGCTTTCTTGTCCGCAGTTTGCGGTAGTTTTATAAATGAATACATGGAGTTTGGCTTTCCGTATTCTCAGCACGTTGCGGACGGTCTTTTTCTCTCAGGGACAAACTTCATGGTGTGGGTTGCCCTTCGGAAACTAGGCGCAGAGGAGCTTTAGATGCTCAACTTTGGCGGACTCGGAATCGAGATTGAATATGACGACGACGGCGCACAGAAGGATGTCGAGGGTCTGTCGGGCGCTGTTGGAGGTCTGACGAGCAATCTGAAGAGAGTTGGTTCTCTCTTTGGTACGGCTGGCAGGGGGCTGAAGAGAGGGTTCACCGGTCTTACCGGAGCCGGTCGCCGAGGCATTGGTGGCATCACGAGTGCTATCACGGGCATGATAGATGCGGCTCAAAATCCTCAGCTCGATGATGCATACGCCTCGATGTATGCGGGGTTCAACAAGTCGTTTTCGGCGATGACCGTTGGCATCAAGGCGACGTCTTCCGAGATGGCAAGGGCGCGCAAGGTGATCGGTGGTGCAGCGTTTTCGCTGAACGAAGACATGGATCAGGCGGCTGAGACCTGGGCTGCTTTCCGGAAACAAGGGATCGACCTGGGCAAGGTGCTGGGGACCAAGGGGCTTAGTGGTCAGATGAAGGATCTGATCAAGGTCACGGCTGTCTTTGGCATCGAGGGAGAACAGCTTGCGACGGTGATGGCTGGTCTGGTGCGTGGGTTCGGGTTCACCGAGGATCAGGTTGGTGGCCTGGCCGACAAGCTGTACCTCGTGGGCAAGCAGTTCGATGCTGGTCGCGAGGCTGTGCAGGCTTGGCCAGCGATTTTTGAGGCGCTGAACAATGAGCTTGCTGATTTCGGGAAGAACATGTCTCCGGAGGACATCGAGAAGCTGACGCTTTCGGTTGTCCAGTTGGGAGGTGGTCTGTCGAAGTCGCTTGGTATCCCGGCGCAGTCAGCGATGGAGATTGCCAGGACTGCGTTCACGACATTGGCCGGGGAGCGCAAGAACATCATCAACATGTTCCGGGGCATGGGCGGAGAGTTTGGCGAAGTGGCCAAGCAGCTCATGGAGTCCGGCGGTGATGCGAACGAGGTGTTCAGGATGATGGCTGAGGGCGACCCCCTCAAGTTTATGGACACTTTGCGGGCAATGTCTGAGGAGGCGCAGAAGCGAGGGGGAGAGAGCAGCGTGGCGTTCCAGCGGCTCTCTGCTGTCATGTCTTCGGCTATCGGTCCTGATGTTGCGTTTGCTGCCAAGGGGAGCTGGGACAAGGTCCACGAGACGATGGCTGGCATCCCGGACGTCATTGCTGGCGGCAAGGCGCGTGGGGCACTGAAGCAGGCTGCTAGGGCTCACCACAAAACCGGCTTGACTGCCGGTGAGGGTTGGGACCGGATGGTCGAGGGGATGAAGGCTCGGCTGTTCAGGCTGTCTGACAAGGAGATCGGCGGCTGGCAGAAGAACATGAAGAAGGGGTTTGATGAGACCTTCGGCGTGATCAGCAAGTTGGCCAAGGCGGATGGTCCGGTGGGCGAACTTACTAAACGTCTTCTTGCCGTGCAACGAGTAGGGCTCAGTGCTCTTCTGCCGGGGCTTGAGGGGATGATGCCGCTTCTCGGTGGGGTGATGAGCAGCCTGATTCCTGTGATGACTGCACTGGGGTCGATGGGGCTCACATTTGGGTCACTGGGCAAGATGGCTCTTGGTGGTGGTGCCCTGTGGGGCGTTTTTTATCTGCTCCAGAAGGGGCCGAAAGAGGCGATCGCTGGCATCCGTGGTTTCGCAACAGACGTCTGGGATACGCTGAGCGGGTTGTTTCCTGATCTGAAGACCAAAGCCGAGGAGTATTTCGACTATGTGAGCAGTGGTGAGCTGTTTGACGACATCAGCAAGCAGCTGAACAAGGTTGATATTTCTGGAACTCTGTCGATGGCTGGTGACTTTCTTCACACGCTGATGCTTGGGGTCGGTGATGCGATTTCCAGGATCGACTGGAATCGTGTTGTCGGGATGGTGTTCTCGGCGGTGATGTCTGCGGCGGCTTCTCTCGGCGGTTTTATTGCTGCGCTGTTTGGTGGTGTGGACAGGGACATGGAGCAGGTCGAGGGGCAGCTTACGGCCAGTGTTGGCACGATGCTCGTTAATGTACTCAATGGTGCCAGGGTCTTCCTCGTCAATGCCATGGGGAGCTTCTGGGACCAGTTGTTGAGTGCTGGATCAGTGGGCGAGGCTATGAGCAAGATCGCCAAGATGTTTGTGGGCGGCACCACTGCTCTGCTCGTTATTTCCGGTGGGTTTCGCAGGAAGTTTCTCCGGCTGATCAAGGGGACCATGTCTGGTTCTGTCAAGGCGATGAGCGGTGGGTTTCGCGGGATGGCTCGTTCGGCTGGCCGGGGGATGATGAAGGTGGGGTCTGCTATCAAGACGGGGCTGAAGGCAGCTGGCCCGATGATGGCGATCATGGCGATCTTCGAGGGTATTCAGCAGGCGGAGGAGAAGGCTGTTGCGGCGGCAAAGATCATGTCGGATGCGACGATTAGGGAGTCGGAGAAGGCGGCTCTTGCTGCCGAGCAGGGGTTCCTTGGTGTGCTGAACACGATAGACGCTGTGTTCCTTGGTCTTCCGTCGTCTGTCGGGAAGGCTCTTGGGATAACGATGGATGACGTCTCGCGCTTCTACCACGACATGGTTGCCGGGATGGAGACGGGGATAGCATCGATAGTCGAGTTTTTCAGCATGGGTGTTGACACCATGCGGGTCACGTTCGGGGCATTCGGTGAGATGTTCATGCAGGGCTGGAACTGGATGTCTGGTTTGGTCGAGGGGATCGTCAATGAGATTGTCCTGGCGTGGAAGACGGCAGTGTCGACCATCGAGCTTGGGATGAACTCGCTGGCCAAGGGGTTGGAGACGACGTTCACTTCGATTGCCCAGCACGTCATGTATCCGTTCAAGCTGTTGAGTCACAAGTTCAAGAAGTGGATTTCTGATCTTCTCACCGGGTTGTTCGGGACCGAGAGAGATCCCACTGCTCTGGGAAATCTGGTCAAGAAGATTGATTCTGACTTGTTCGACAAGATGGGCAAGACCGCCAAGACGATGCGTATTCAGTGGACGCAGGAGGGCGGCGACGACTTCACAGACCGATATTTCGAGCGAGCCAAGAAGGAGATGGATCAGGTCAACGCGAAGTATGAGCAGCGAGCCAACGCGATTCGTGGTGACATGGTCGCTGACGAGGATCGTGCGATGAAGAATGCCGCCCAGATCAAGGCAGCCCAGGATCGTTCTGTCGGGAAGATGGCTGAGGTGGCAATGGGTGCTGTTGCTCAGAACCTCAATCGTTATGGGGAGATGAGCAAAAACATTTCCCGGTATTCGAGCGATGCGATGGAGGCTGCGAACGAGGCTGCTGAGACGTCCAAGAGGATGCGCAAGGAGGCCGAGGGTTCGGCTGCGGAGACAACCGTCGAGCAGGAGAAGATCAGGCAAGCGAGGCGAAAGAAGGTCAGGGTTCCGTCGACTGTCGAGCGGGCTGACATGGCGAAGCCGAAAGATCCGGGTGTGAGAGCCCTGGTCGAGACGGTGACGACGATGAACAGTGCGATGACTCAGTTCTTCCAAAAGCCTATCGATGTGAGCGTGAATGTGCAGGGGGACATCGGCAAGTTCATGAGGTTCTCCGCGCAGCAGGACAGGAAGCGTGTACCGTCTCCTGTAGCGAGGTAACAGATGGCTGTGAAGATAGAGAGGGGGACGTCTCGTTTGGCTCATGCTGTGCTGGCTGTGGCTGAAGGCGTCGAGTTTTGGACACGTCCAGGCATCACCGACATCCCGTACAGTGCGAATGACATCATCCACGAAGTTGAGTTTTCCGATCGGATCGATCTGCTGGCGAAGAAGTATTATCAGAGGGCGAAACTTTGGTGGGTGATTGCGCATGCGAACAACATGAAGGATTTGCCTGTTGAATTGATACCGGGGAGCAGGATCAGGATTCCAGATCCGTTTCTCGTTCGGAAGTACGTGTTGGTGTAGGTATGGCGTACAGAAGTGTATTCATCGACGGCAGGATAACGAACCCCAAGACTGGAAACAGTATTGATCTCAAGATTCTGAGCGAAAATGACACGCTCCCGTTTTTGCAGAATGTCACCCTGCGCACGGAGTATGGGGTGGACACGAGCATGTCCATTACGCTGACGCCGACCTACGAGCAAGCACTGGAGCTGATCTCGAAGGATCAGGAGTGGCTTCGCCTGGGGAACACGCTGGCTATCCGCTGGGGGTATACAGACGTCGATGGTGCTATTTCTGATTGGCACATGGGATTCATGATGTTGCCCGAGGCTTCCTTCGGGGAAGAGATCACGATCACGATTCCCGCGATAGGGTATGGCTTTAATGCGAACCGGGTGGCTCGTCTGAGGTGCTGGTCGACGCCGACAGATGAGAAGACGTTTGAGGATGTTGTCGGCGAGATCTGCAAATATTACGGTTTTGAGCCTGAGTTCAAGCTGGAGACTCAGACGGCGCAGGATCATCTTCAGGTGCCGAGGTCTGATCTACAGCAAAGAGGGTTGACGGATTTGCAGTTCATCGTGCGGACGGCAGCCAACGGTGGTGCCCGGGTTGTGATGAGCAACAACAAGATGACCTTCGTTGACATCGGGGCACCGATACCTGACGAGGATCTGGTGTCGACTACGTTTCAGATGTACGGGCGCACAGACGTCTGGAACCATGTGTTTCCACTGGACAGCTTCGAGCCGGAGACGATGGGGATGTTGTTCCTGGAGAACCACCAGGGCATGGCGATGTTCGTCGGAGATCCGGATGCTGATCCAGAGGCAGATGTCGAGGGGGTAATCACGAGCGCCGACCAGTCTGAAGGGAACACGTTCTCATCTGACCAGACGGCAGATGGTCCGACAGAGGATGGCTCTCCTGCTCCTGGGGCAAAGAACAGCGACGGTTCTGCCAACACTGCGAAGTCGACGGTATTTGTGGATGTGGAGCAGATGCAGGCTGGCCGACATCTTCCGGTCCCCATGGGGTCGAAGTTGATGCAGCAATCGAAGGAGCAGTATCTGAATGCTGCTCGTGAGGAGGATGCGGCCGACCATGGGATCAAGGCGACGATCACTGCGATGGCGATTCCGTGGTTGATCCCTGGGATGTTTGTGCGGGTAGAAGGCGTAGGGGATTACTATTCTGCGGTCTACATGATGTTTGACAAAGAAGTCACGATCGATGATGGAGGGGCGAGCATGACCTGTACCTTGGGATCGAAGGGATTTCCGGGGTTGAACCCGAATCTCGATGCATATGCCAAGCCGGTGAAGAAGCACAACGAGCCCGGCGAGGGAGATCCATCTGTCACGCTGGTCTCTGAGAACCCACTAGAGGCTGAGTGATGGGACTTCCGACCTTATTTTCAAGGTGGCTGGATAAGCTCTACCGACACGGACTGGAGTATTTTGGTCTCTACTACGGGGTTTATCGTGGCACGTGCATGGATGTCGAGGACCCTGACGAGCAGGGTAAGATCCAGGTGCGAGTCCCGACTGTTTCTGGGAACGAGACCATCGGTACGTGGGCTTGGCCGATTTCACCGTGGGCAGGGAGGGACAGTGGTCTCTTCATGGTGCCAGACGTCGGAGATCCTGTTTACGTGGTATTCGAAAATGGAAACCCCAATTACCCGATGTGGCTTGGAGGTTGGTGGCCCAAGCCGAACGGCGAGAACTTCTCCGAGGGGATGGAGCCTTACACGGACGGTGTTCCACAGAAGCGCATTTTCAAGACCAAGGCTGGTCACGAGCTGAGCTTCCAGGACGATCCGAACAACCTGTCCTGCAAGTTGATTTGGCATGATCCAGAAGAGGATACCTATTCATTCTTTGCGTTTACCGCTGATGGGAGCATCCAGATGGCGACTCACAAGGGGTCGTTCATGGAGATGCGGACTGCGGACGACGATGAGCTGGTGATGATCGTCGACAAGGCGGGGAACACTATCGTTCAGAATGCTGATGGGACCAAGATTGCCGATCCCAGCGGGAACGTAATTGAGCTGAAAGATGGCGCACTACAGATCATCGCGCCAGAGACCGTGGTGATCAATACGCCTGGGGTCAACATCAAGACAGGAGGGGTGGAGATCGGGGATGTGGCGACGGACGAGGCACTCAAGGGGACGTCTTTTATGACTTGGTGGAACACGACGTTCAAGATTTGGTTGGACACGCACACGCATCCGACTGGTGTGGGTCCGAGTGGGCCGCCCACCGTGCCGCACGTTGCGCCGGTCGATCAGGTTGTCTTGACCGACAAGCTGAAGATGCAGTGAGGGGATCATGAGCAAATGCGTTTTTCCTCCATTTCCCCCGAGTCTCAGTTTACCTGGCCTGCCAGCGTTGCCGAGTCCACCGGCGTTGCCGTCACTGCCGAGCCTGCCGAGTCCACCGGATTTTTCAGCATCCGTAGGGGTGAATATCCCGGCTCCGAGTTTGCCGAGCTTGAGCCTACCTGGCTTGCCTGCGCTGCCGAGTCCGCCGAGTTTGCCATCGCTGCCGAGTTTACCGAGTCCACCGGATTTTTCGGCATCGGTAGGGGTAGACATTCCTGCTCCGAGTTTGCCGAGCTTGAGTCTTCCTGGGTTGCCAGCGTTGCCGAGCCCGCCGAGTTTGCCATCGCTGCCGAGTCTCCCCGGTCTTCCGGGGTGTCCGCTGGATTGAGGGGGACGTCTTGCCACTGAATGTTCAGCAGTTGACTCAGGGTTTGGCAGCGGTGTTCAAGGCTCAGCCTGGTTCTGGTGCCGAGGCTGCGCAGAAGATTGCGGCCGAGTATGACAAGTATTGTCAGGCGGCGATGGCTCCCCCGGGGAAGCCGATCTTTACGACCGCCGAGGTGAAGGCGTTCGAGGGGCCTCTGGCGGGTGTCCTGTCGTCCGGGACTGGGCCTGCGGCTGCGGTTGCCTCTGCGATTTCTGCGGGGCTGCAAGCGTACTGGCTGTCGCCACCCGTACAGTTCTCTGGTGGACCAGCGATGGGGATGGCAACAGCGATGCCTGGGGCAGCGGCGGCAATCCCGGCACTCACGGCTGCGTTCTCGAACTTGGCCAACACAGAGGACAGCGCGGCGGCTGCGATTGCTGCGGCGCTGGACACGGCAACGAAGACGGTTCTGGTGACATTCACAGCTCCACCTCCGCCGTCAGGACCACCACCACCGGCGTTGGTGATGTAGGAGGGATCGATGTCTTTTATGCAGACGTCCGGGGTGACAGGAGTAGCTTGGCCCTGGAGCAAGTCTCCTCAGTGGGTCGAGAATAATCAGGTGATCGATCAAGCGATCAGGGATGTCATTTTCACTCGTCGAGGAGAGAGGAAGATGAACCCTGATTTTGGCAGCGATGCAATTTCGACAGTATTTGAAAACAAGGGGTTTATGCTGGAGGCATTGGCCAAGCGCACGATCTCTCTTGCTCTCGCTCAGCACCTGCCAACAGTCCAGCTGCTAAACATTGACGTGTCCGAGGGTGAAACAGACAATGATCCGGTGACGATCACCGTAGATTATGTGTACTTGGGGTCACAGGGAACGGTCGCGACGGAAGTCGAACAATCGTAGGGGTAGAGCATGATCCTTGCTATTCCAGAATATGACAGTTATCCGGCTTCCCCGGATCAGTGGGACCGCTTCTACCACACGGTGGACGACAAGATTTACATCCAGACTGTGACGTCTTCCGATCCGACGTATCCGGCATGGGTTGAGATGTCAGAGGGGGCAGCCGTTCGCGATGACATGCGTCAAGAGATCACGCTGACTCGCTCGAAGTATTCTGCCAAGGATTACCAGACCTTCCTGGATGAGACCGTCGCGTACATTTCCGAGAGATGGGGGAGCAGTTTCAACGATTTCATGGCGTCAGAGCCAGCGATGATGATTGCCGAGTACATCTCTGCGGCGTTTGATCAGCTGAGCTGGTATCTGGATCGCGAGATCGATGACCACTACATGGAGCTGGCTCGTGTCCGGTCGAATGTATCTCGCATGGCTCGCCAGCTTGGGTACAAACCGTCTCCAGCGGTGGCTGCGTCAGCGACGTTGACGGTGACACTGGACAGTGGTCCGTATGCTTTTGACGTCACGTTGGAGGCCGGTCATCAGTTTGAGGGGCCGAACGGGCTGGTGTTCGAGCTGGATTCTGCTCAGACGATCTCTGCCAGTGAGACGACCAAAGACATTGGTGTTTACCAGGGTGAGAGCTTCACTGAGGTGTTCATTTCTACGGGTGAGGAGAACCAAGAGTTCAATTTGTCTCTGATTCCTGCTGGTCAGGGTGTCGCGCTCGACAAGACCACGTTGACCGTGGATCTCGATGAGTGGACAGAGGAAGACTTTCTCCCTTATGGCAACGAGGAGTCATACGAGATTCTCTATTTGACCTCCCCTCCGAGGTTGCGGTTTGGGGATGGGGTTGTTGGGAAGATCCCTCCTGCTGGCAGTGAGATTCGGGTGTCGTATGTGGCCACCAGCGGAAAGAGTGCTGGATTCGCGACGTCTGGGACCATCACGGAGAGTCTCACTACGGTTGTCGTCAATTTTCAGCAAATACCGATTTCTGTGACGAACGCGAGTCCTGCCTCTGGTGGATTTGACGCAGAGAGTATGGAGGAAACCAAGGCGAACGCGCCGAGGTACTTCCTGGCTGCTGACAGGTTGGTTACGCAGGAGGATTACGAGACCCTGGCTGGGCAGTACAGCGGGGTGGCTGGGGCCGTAGGAAAGGCAAATGCGACCGTCATTCGCAGTGTCGAGGATGACCTTGAGCTGAAGGCTTTGATGGATGCGCTGACGGCCGATCGCTCTGCGCTCGATGGTTATTTGACTGCCATCGACACTAACCAGGATGACATCAAGGCTCTGACTGGTGACACGTCGACTGATGACACCATCCGTAAGTTGGTGGATGACATTGGGACTCAGACGACGTCCATCAAGGCATCAACGGATGACATTGATGCCCTGGTGACAACGGTTGAGGGGAACATCGCTGATTGTGTATCTGATATTGAGGACGCACAGACAGCTCTTGATTTCATGCCGTTTCAGGAACTGATCGGTATGGGGACCGGTTCTCAGACGGCGTTTTCCAAGGTGTTGGCCAAGCGACCTATCACAGAAGGTTCGTTGACGGTTATCGCGAATGATCCGACATCGACCAAGGATGCTGATGATGGTGACTGTGATGCGACACCTGGGCGACTGATCTCTGCGACGATTGGCTTTGTCGCAGGGGACAAGGGGAAGCTCGTCCGGATTGGCGGTGAGTACCGGCAGATCATCAAGCGAATCAATAGCACCACGGTGGAGTACAGTGGTCCAAGGATTTACGGGACGAGTCTCATAGTGGAGGTGTTTCCTCCGGCGATTGTTGGGTACGACGACGGGGCTGGGAGCGTTACGGGGACTGGTCTTTCTGGGACGATCAACTACACGAACGGGACGCTTGCACTGAGTTTTTCTTCTGCGCCGGAGGGGATCTCGGGAAGCTATGGTGTTCCGATCATGGTGACGTATCAGTACCAGGCTGATTCCATCAAGGGCACACTTGACGATGCTGTAACGGATGCTGGAACGGCGACGACGAATGTCGGAGAATTCTCGACGCATGGAGACACGATTGACGGGTATGCTGATGACATTGACACTGACGCGGATGGTATTGGTACGGCAGCTGACAGTATTGATTCAGAGGCTGATGATACAATCTCGCAGGTGGCACTGGCCGAGGCGATCCCGGATCAGATCCAGAACGACATTGACGACGTCTACACGTATCTCGGGACGGTCATCTCCAGCGACTGCAAGGCGAACATTGCACGGGTATCCATTCTCACGAAGGATGCGAACGGTTTCTACACGGGTCCTTCCATTGCGTTGATCAATGCGGTGAAGACATATCTTGACGAACGCAAGATCCAGACGGTTCAGAACTCGGTGGTCTCTGGGTCGTTTTACCTGGTAAAGGTCAAGCTCACTGTCGAGCTTTCAATTGATGATCAGTACGTGTTTCAGACGGTGTCCGAGGCTGTGTCGACTGCGCTGGATACGATGTTCAAGGATAGGGACTACGCTGAGCCTCTTCTGAGGAGCGAATACTACGGGGTCGTGGATGATGTCGCTGGTGTTGACTATGCGAACATCAGTGTTGTTGATGTGGCTTACGACGATAGCTCGAATACGGATACTCCTCCGGCAGTAGACAGCGACGGGAATTTATTCATCAGTGACCACGAGGTGATCACGAAGTGGGAAGTGACGATCTCCCAGATTTAGGGGAGAGGAGATAACGATGCCGAAAACTAGCCGCATGCTTTGGGAATACCCTACGGAGTCGCAGAAGAATTGGTTCAACATCTTTGTGGCGCTCATGAATGCCCAGGATGGAAACATGTATGCGTCACTGGAGAACCCGAATCTCATTCTTCGCGGTGGCGGTGATGTGTCGTTGAACACGTCGACAGACGTTATGACCTGGACGGAGGACTTTGAGATTCTTTCCATGATGACTGGCGGTGTGATTACGATTCCTGCTGGTAGCTTGTCGAATTTCCTTGCTGGGAAGATTGCATACGTCTCTGTGTCACGTCCTGTCGGTGGATCGGTCGAGGCAACTTTGTCGCTGGCTGATACTTTGGGCACAGATGACAGCAAGCTCTTTTTCGGAATGCGTCGTGGTGATGTCTTGTACCTGCGCAACCATGCTGACAGGGCGGCGATGTCTGTCTTTGATAAGACTGGCAGTGAGCAGATTACGACCGGTTCGATTGCTGATAGCGGCGGTGAAGAGACTGGGTCCATCAACATCGGGGTCACGAAGGGGTCGGGTTGGTATTTCAAAGCGACTGCGTTGAGCAACACGACTGACAGCACGTTCAAGCTGTATTCTGATGCAGGGATGACCAACGAGATATTCTCTGCGGAAAACAAGGATGCCTACACGTCGGCGTATGAGGACAATTCGTCCTGGTATCTGGGTTCTGTCACCGGTGGTCTGATTTACTACAAGGTGACGAATGATGGGGCGAATGCATCCATCTACAACATCGAGCTTTCCGGCTTTGGGCAGATGGAGGGCTGATGTACGGGTTTGGACAAGAGCCGTTTGGGGACTTTCCGTTTGGGGATGCCGACTGGGCTCGTGTTGTTCTTTGGGATGAGCTTCCCGAAGAAAAGAAGCAGGAAGATCTTGATAACGGTGGTTGGTACTACAACTTCGTGACCTGTCTCATGCCGCCGATGAACGAGCTGAGGAACCTGATTTACAAGTCGTATGATCGGACCATTGATCCACGGACGGCAAGGCAGGATCTTCTTGGATACATTGCCAGGAACTTTGGTATCACTCCTGATCTGGCTGAGCCGGAAGCTTACCAGCGGATGAAGATTGAGATCGCTGGGCGCTGGAGAACCATCAAGGGAACCAGTGAGGCATACGAGATTCTGTGCGCCATCCACGGGTTCGACGTGACTGTGAACGAGGTTTGGTGGAACGGGTCAGAATACACGACCACTGGTCCATATGTTTTCAACGAGGTAGTCGGGACAATCCCGTAGGAGTAGGCGATGACAACTCTGTCGACCTTTCGAATCAACCAGCCGCCTGGGACGCCATACGCAACATGGGATCGGTCTCGCAGGGACATCGATCTGTATTCTGTTGGCAGCGAGGCTGTGGAGTGCGAGGCATACGAGAAATCTCAGACGTCCTACAAGTGGGAGTTTGTGAGCCAGCCGGATGGTGCATCTGTCACGATCACGAATGACGATCAGCACACGTGCAATTTCCAGATCACGGAGCGTGGGGCGTATCTGATCCGGCTGACGGTCAACGAGGGGTATCCGTCTGAGCATGCCACGACGCTGTATTTTGGCGTTCCACTTGAGGGGTCTGGGCTGTGCTTGCCAGCTCTCTCTGAGACGAACCAGGATAACTCGCAGAGTCCGTATAGTGGCATTCGGGGATCAGAGGAGAAGCTGGTTAGTCTTTTGAAGTTCTCCGAGGCTCGTCTGACATCATCGCTGAGGAGGTCGCTTCTTGCGACGAACACCACTCTCAGTGTTGGCGAGGATAATGAGAACAGGTTGTATCTGATTGCCAACGACGGGGTTGTGGTGACGTTGCCAGACGTCTCAACAGGAGGCGTCAGGTACACAATTTCCACCCCTGCGTTTTCTGCTTTTTCGAAAACGGGGTCGTTGCAAGTTTACGGGGGTGGTGCTGGGTCATCCATTTTTGTTGGCCCGATGATGCGCGAGTATCCTGTTGACTGGAAGGTGATGACTCTTAGCCCTGGGACTACCATTCAGGTCGTATCAGTTGCGTCTCTTTTCGGTGGTGGCGTGTATGACTGGGTGATCGAGGATGCCTATGGTCTTGTTACTCATGACTCAGGGGGGTACGAGTGGCACTTTTCGACCAAAGATCCAGCGCTGATCCCTCAGTACAGCAACACGGTATTCCGAGAGAAGGTTGCCAGGTACACGAGCAACACGAGCTTTTCTGGGATGACCGGATGGCTGATCACGAATGAGGGGGCGTCAGGTGATATTGAGCTTGGATTGCCGAGTGTTTCTTCGTCTCCTGAGGTCGATGACTCGACGTATCGATTTCAGCAGCGCGGCGACAACCTGATCACGATCAAGCCTGCTGGATCTGACAAGATCCGGCTCCCCAATGGGAGGCTGATGACCGGGTATCTCAAGTCGACGTCTGAGCTGTGCTACATCGAGTTGAATCTCGATGACACGAACGATGAGTGGAAGGTCATCCAGGGGACCGGGCTCTGGGAGAGTGCCACAGCTGGCGAGGGCTTTTACGATTTTGGTGGTCCTCTGGAGTTTGCCCCTGCTGCGATCACGACGAGTCGGTCTCTTGGCGCGTGGGAGGCTGGGTCGATTTTCAGCAGCGGAAGTGGCGGCGATGATCCGACGATCTTCACGTTGCCGGAGTCGACCAGGGGTAGCAATTTCACGTTCATCGCAGCTGGCACGGATAAGCTGAGAGTTGCCAGGGGAGGCTCTGATGTCATCTATGCGCCGGATGGTTCATCGTTCACGACGCTGGAGACGGACGAGCAGAACGCGGTCCTGAAGCTTGTGGCGTTGGGCACTGGAGGGTGGACGATCTTCGGTGGCTCTGGGACCTGGTATGACTCTGGGACGCCAGCGAACAAGGTTCACCTGAATGGTGCCAGTGGTGGTGGAGATGTCACCATCGACACATCGAGTTTTGACGGTGTTCTGAGTTCGGCTGATGACACTGTCCAGAAGGCACTGGACACTATCGATGACATGAACCTGAGTGGTGCCGGAAATCCAAACGGGGTGACCAGTGGCAATGTGAATCAGACCTACTGGGATACAACGAACAAGGTTCTCTACATCAACCACGATGGGTCGACTGGTTGGTACGTGGTGTAAGACATGAGCTTGACGTCGCCATATAGGCAGAAGAACTACATGGGTGAGTTCGCCGATGATGCGGCGGCGCTCACATTCATTCAAGCAAACAAGTGGGATTCTTCTGGGGATGGCGCTGGCGATCCCCAGGAGGGGATGCTCTACTACAACACTACGTCTGATCAGATCTTCCTTTATACGGGATCTGGTTGGAGGTCTCTTGGTGGGGGAGCTGGTTACCAGGCTTTTGTGAAGGCTGTTCAGTTTTCGCAGGCAGTAGGGGCGACATCCAATGTGTCTGGGTCGACTGCTCTTGGTCTTGCCGAGGGGTCTGTTTACATGCTCAAGGTCGAGGTGACGTCCGGATCTAGCGATGATGCCGATGTTGAATTTGGGGACAGTTCGTTTACAGGGTCTCCGAATATTCTTTACCAGATTGGACAAGATGGGGGAGGTTCTCCTCTTTGGAATCCTAGTAGCGATGGGGATTGGGTAGACGGGAATGCCTGGGGTTTCGTTGGTCTGACAAGCGGGACGCTTTACTGGAGAATTACGAATGGAGCGGCGACGTCTGCCACATTCAGGGTGACAATCAGGGCGACAGGCTCTGAGGTTGCTATTTCGGTTTAGGTGAATGAATGGGACAGCTAAGCACAACGAAAACCTGGAGAAAGACATTCATCGACGTCGTCCTTAATGAAGGGCCACCCGCGCAGTCCGGTCAGTCCGATGGTGATCGCCAAAACCGCCAGCTCCTGTGGGAGATCAAGGAGGCGCTGATCACTGGAACTGGCGCGTGGACGGTTGTCCGCAGCGCTGGTTACCAGGATGGTGATTGGGACGTCGGCAATGCCGACTACTGGACCACGGCAAACGACGTGCGTTGGAAGGACACCGACGGCACGTACAGCTGGATCGTGCTCGAGCAGACCGGCATCCATGACTATTGCCGGATCTTGATTCGGCTTTTTCACGACAAGCTTGAAACGGAATCCATCTACATCTACGTGTCTTGCGACGATGGAGCATGGGGCGCCGGAGGCAGCTCGACGACGATCCCTGATTTTCCGACGCAGTATCGTGCTGTGGGCTATGCCAATATTTGGCAGCCGTGGATCGATGATGGCGAGCACGAAAAAGTGGCCAACGTGTTTCAGTCGTCCGATGGTGAGTGCACGCGCATCTACATTCACGACGCAAACCTGACTGGCGAGTATCGATTTTTTATGATCGATAAACCGATGGCGAATACCGCGCTCGACGAAACGATTTGGCCGGTTCCGGTGGTGACGTGCGGTGTGCAATACCTATTGTATGACGCCGCTCCTCAATATGAGTCCTACATTGGCGGATTACTCAGATGCGAAACTTCGACTCACTGGCTTGGTGGGCAGAAGTGCGGGGTGTATACCGCTGCGGAAGGGGCGGTGCCTGCTGCCCTCATCTCGAATGTGTACGAATACAGTCAATACCTTGCGGAAGAGACATACATTGCCCCTGACTACGACGGGAAGTACATGTGTTTCCCGCTCGATCTAGCAACCAACCGCGCTGGGAGTGCCGGGGTGTTCTGTCGTGTGCAGGATTTGTGGTTGGCACCGACGAGCATGGCAGATGGCGATATGTTCCCGAACGATGGTAGCAAGCAGTTTGTGAAGATTGGCTGCGTGATCCAGCCGAACGATGGCACATCGCTCGTGCTGTCTAACTAGGAGTAGCGATGGCAGGGCTCACGACGGAGAAGACATGGAATCGCACGGATGTCGCTGGAACGACATCGTCTAGCTACAGCCTGAAACACCGCTCGCTCATGCTTGCGATCAAGAACGCGCTGATTGCCGGAACAGGGGCGTGGTCGGTTATCGGCTCGTGCGATGGTTCAAGTTATGGCATGGACGCAGTGGATCGCTGGGCAGACTACCAGGACATCGCCTTTGGTTCGAACATCGGGTGGATCATCCTGCGACAGACGGGCATGGGATCGAGCTTCGCCGAGCTGATGATTGCAGCTACGGATGACACGTCCGGTTACAACCTGATGTATTTCAAATATTCCGAAGACGTTGCGTTTTCTGGCGGTGATCTCACCACGATGCCAAGCGCGGCTGGCGCAGGGACGCTTTGCTCGGATGCCCCGAACTGGATGGGTTCATCTGTTGCAGGAACAGGGACCTACAAGGCAAGCGTCTACAAGACCTCAGATGGATCATGTACCCGTGTGGTCGTCGGGTATGCTGCGTCAGAAATCAAGTCGTTTTGGATGTTGGACACGCTCAAAAATCCAGCGAGCTGGTTGGACAAGAACTGCGCGGTTGTGATCGCTGGTGGGTTCGGGAAATATCCGCCAGGACGGTCAACGTTCTACGGTAACAACCCACAAGATGACATCTGGGTGCACGCGGCAACTCCAGGGTGGATGGACTGCGGGATCTCCCTGCCAGGTGGCAACCTGTTTAACACTACGTTCGGGCCGATTTGCGATGAGACGTTGTACCAGTCAGCCGGGGTGGACAGCCGGTTCGTCGTGTGTCCTTGTAGCGTGATCTCTAACGACCCAGTGGCCAGGGGATACATCGGAGAGATGTACGATTTCTACGCCATTCCAAGCTCGTTTTCCGATGGGCAGTCGCTGCTCGATGGAAACGGAAACGATCACTATTTTCATGCAGTGCGCGACTGGGCGATAGGCGACGATGGGACGTCGGTGAACTACTACTAGGGGGGGCTGAATGGCGAACTACTCAAGCGTTGTGCCAGATAGTGATCGCACGCCATGTGAGCCAACAGCGAACACGTCAGCGGTTGCGACAGCATCGATCACGGTGATGACAGGGATCTATGAGGCTGAGTTTGTGTTATTTCGTGCTGTACCATTGATTTATCGCAGTGGTGCGTATTCGCGCAAGGTCCCACTGTTCAAGCGTTCGATTCCATAGGAGATCAAGATGAGTTTGACAGCTCCGTATCGCCAGAAGAATTACATGGGTGAGTATGCTGCTGAAACTGGTGGCGGCAGTGTATTGGAGTTCATCCAGGCAAACGAATGGGATTCATCCGGGGATGGTGCTGGGACTCCTCGTGCTGGGATGACGTTCTTCGACAGTAATGAGTCGAGGATGAAGGTCTACACGGGGGCGTCCTGGGACGATATGAGTGGAATTTCTCAGCTCTCTGATCTGACCGATGTTGGTGATACAACAGCAACAGCCGGGAGGCTCCTGGTGGCCGATGGTGACAGCTGGGAGAGTCGTGCGGTATCAGGTGCGATCACGATGTCCGGCACGGGGGTTTCTGAGTTTATCGTGACGGCAGAGACCACAGTGGACGATGCGGATCTGGTTCTCATCTACGATGATTCTGCAACAGCATATCGTCGGATGACCAGGGCGAACTTTCTCAGTGGTATTGATAGTGACAAGATTGTTGAGGGCAACACATCAATCGAAGTTGTGGATGCCGGGACTGGGTATGCTGTCGTCACTGTTGACGGCGCAGAGACAGCGCGGTTTACCGCTGATGGATACTTGGGGCTCGGTACTGACACACCTCAAAGCTTGTTGACGATTTCAGGCGAGGGCTCAACCACGTATGACGCATCGATGAGTCTGTTCCGTGCGCACGACGGCGTGGCGAGCGGTTACATCTTTTTTCAGCGATCACGTGGAACCTTAGACAGCCCGGCAAGCTTGGTTGCAGCGGATGTTCTCGGCGCGATCAACTATCGCGGTTATATCAACAGTGGTTGGGATGATTCCGCAAGCTTTTCATTCAAAGTCGAGGACACGCACACGACGCACCTGTCTACCTATTTTGCGCTCGACCTACAGGACTCAACCGGCACAAAGGCTGAGAAATTTCGTATCACCAGCGATGCAAAATTCGGCTTTGGCACGGATTCTCCAGGTGGGACGCTGGGTATCCTCGACGGTAATACGTACATCACCAGAGACGGTTCGAACAACATGACCTTCACCGATGCGGTGACGGGAACAAAAACGCTCGCAGAGTTGTCCGCAGGTGGCGCGTCCCCAGGTGGCACTGGCACCGAGATCCAGTATCGCGTCGACGGATCAACGTTCGGGGCGGCTGGGGTTTGG